GCGTAGCCGCAGTCGCCGTCCCGACGAACCGCCCGCCAGCACCCGTAGAGACGCCGGCCATAAGCTCAGCGCCGCCCGAGGTCGAGCCGACCGAGATGGTCATGGTCGCGCCGCCGGCCACCGCAACAACCTGATCCACGAGGATGTTGATGATCTGCGCACCGGCCGGCAGGTAGCCCAGCAGCGCGTCGTAGTTGCCGGTAGGCGTGGGGTTGGTCAGATTGCCGGTGTCATACGCCTGCGTCAGCATGACGAGGCCGGTATTTTCGGCCGCACCTTCACGCACCGTGCCTGCGCGGATCGGGCCGGAGAAGGTCGAAAAGCCCATGGCTTATCCTCAGTCTGCGCCCGCCGCCTTGAGGGAGGTCTGCCGAGTCAGTCGGCGGGCTGTGATGGGTCTCGGATGGGAGGAGGCTAACACAAAAGAAACGGCCCCGCAAGGGGGCCGTTTCCGAAACCGCGCTAGACGGTTTTTAGGACGAACCGGGGCTTCCGAAGACGCCCAGAGGATCACTGACCCCGAAGCTGTAGCGTTCACGCGCCTTGTAGCGGACGTTGCCGGTGTCGAAGTCGCCGTCCATGCTGTTGGTCAGCTTGGTACGAACGAAGTGCTTCAGACCGTTGGGCACGTCGGTGGTGAGGAACCACGCGTTGGTGTCGGTCAGCCAGTGGTTGATCGTGTAGCCGCCGGGGATCGAGCCGTTGTTCTTCAGCGCGTTGATGTCGTTGTCGGTCGTGCCAACACGGAGATTAGTCTCCAGCAGGCGGGTCGCGACGAACTGCAGCGACGGCGGGATGATGAGCTTCTTCGGCTTGGCAGCGATCAGCAGACCACGCTCGTCGGTCCACGCAGCGATCTGAATGACAGCGGCCTCAAGCGAGGTCTCATTCAGGTCAGCGGCGGTAGCCGGCCGGTTGCTGTTGGTGCCTCCCGACACCAGCGGATGCGCGGAACTGAACAGGCTGACGCCGTCGCCGTAGGTCACGGCAGACGAGAAGCCTTGGTTCAGGGTAGCCGCCGCCTTCACCTGCTTGGTGTAGGCCATCGCACGGGCCAGCGCCTTGGTGTAGCGAGCCGAGAGGCTGTCGTAGAGGTTGTCCTCCACCGCTTCCTCGGTGATCGAGAAACCAAGCGCGATGGTCTCGTGGTTGTACCGGGCGGTCCACGCTTCCTGCGCGTTGTCGTACTGGATTGCGGAGCCCTCGGTCTTCACCGGAGCGGCGCTGAAGCCGGAGAGCTTGGTCTCCTCTTCAAACGAACGCTCGGAGGTTTCGACCTCGTAGATCTCCTTGTGCTCTTCGCCGTATCGGCTGTACTCCAGACCGAAGAGGGCATTGAGGCCAGGAAGGAGTTCCTTCAGTAGCTGGGCACGAGTAATAGCCATGATAACTCCTTACGCAGTGACGCTGCTGTAGTAGCCGTGAGTCAGCACGTTCAGCTTCACCAGAATCTCAGGGTAGACGGTGAAGATAATCGTGGACGAGGCCGGGATGTTGGTACCCGATCCAGCGACGTTGGGCTGCGCATTGATCGTGATGCTGGTGGCACCGGCAGAAGCGCCAGCGGTGACAAAAGACCCGGTCTCGATGACTTGGCCATTCGCCGCCAGATAGGCCACGCTGGTGCCAACAGGGATCGCCGCCGGCAGGCCGGTGCCCGTCAGGGTGATGGTGGTCGAGGACGACGAGCCGCTAGCCGAGTAGACGATGGCCGTATCATCCACCACGCCGACACAGCGAACCGGCAGAATCGTGGTCACCGGAGTAGCTGTCGGTGCAAGCACCGCGTTGCGCGAGTTGCCGGTGTTGGTGTTGCCGGTATTGTTGATCATGCTCAGGTTGTTGCCGATCATAGCAACGGCACCCGAGGCCATCACGGTCGTAGCCGAGCAGACAGCCGCCTTGAAGACGGTGTCCGGGTCATCGCAGACGTACCCAACCGCATCGCCCGCGAGCGTAGACGCCGGCCAATACTGGCTGAAAGTCTTTTGTTTGGTGAGCGGATTGGTGTACGAGCAGCCGAGGAACACGCCCGTCACCGCGTTGGACGACGTGGTGTTGGAGATGGACACACGCTGCAGCATGCCACCGGGGGCCGACGCCGACACTTTGACGAAATCGCCATAGAAGATGTCAGTGCCGTAGCTGTATTGAATGGGGTACTGTCGAATCCCACCGGCAAACACTTGGCCGCCAATCAGATTGACAGGCTTTAGCCCGTACGGGCCGTCCACAAAGGGGTAAGCCATTTGTAACTCCTGATGTTAAGACCCACGTCCGAACGACACTTCCGACTTGCGCTGCGAAAACAGCGGCATGCGGGCATCGTTCTCGCGCATGAAGGTGTTCTCCACAGAGTCCATCTGAGCGTTTGCCTGACGAGCGTAGTACTCATCACGCGCTCGGGCGACCTCCGTAGCGATCTTGCAGAGAACCAGACCACCGATCTCGATGTTGCCGCTGGCATTGACTGCGCCGGGGACAGCAATCTCGGGGTGATCTTCCGCCTTGACCGGCACCCAGCCCTCACGGAACTTCTGCGAGGTGTTGCGGGGGTCCGCCGTACCAAGGATGTGTGTGGCAACCCACCGGAACGCCCAGCCGGCCACAGGGGTCGGATCAGGCAGCGTGCTCGGGGGTTTGTAATCGACCCGTTGGGTCTTCTCGCGGGACACAAGTTCCCGAGGGGTTCGCTGATCAGCCATTGTTTCGCTCCAGTTTGATCACTTCGGCCGCGTACTGCTGAGGGGTGAGTCCGTACTTCTTAGCCAGCGCAAGCTGCGTAGGCGTAAGCTGTACTTTCTTGGCACCCGACATGCGGGTACTCGGTGCGACGACTGGCGCTGGCCGCGATTCGGCTCTATCAGCGTTGGGGGTGGCAGACGTGCCGAAGAAATCGGGAAACGTCTTGCGAAGGCGAGCGTCAACTTGCTCGAAGTAGTTCTCAGTGCGAGGATCGACACCTTCGCGTACGAGGCGCTGATGCAGCCCCAGCGCGTACAAGGTCATCTCCTCGTTTCCTTCAGCACCAAACCACTGGTTTTTTGCCTGCCAGCGCAGGGTGCGCTCATCGAGCGCGGGCTTGGGTGCCTCAGCTGGTTGATTTTGTACCACATCCTGCGTCTCCTGTAAAGGGGCAGGACGGAAACTGCGCATCTGCTGCTGTTTGATCTTGGCGTCGGCAAGAGCTTCTTGCGCCGCCACGATAGCGTCCGTGTCGAACGAGTCGTGTGCTTCCTTGAGCTTGCGCCTTGCCGCTTCGACCTCGGCGTCTGCCGCACTAAGCGCAGTCGTCGCCAGCTGCTGTGCACCCGCAGCGTTCTGCTGCCGCAGGCGCTTGTTCTCGTCGATCATGGCCGCAGCCAGTCGCTCAAGCTCCTGCTTCTCCCGCGCGAGGGACTCTTTGGCCCGCCGCTCGTCATGACGGGCGTGGGTGAGTTCCTTGATGCGCTTCTTCACCCCTTCGGAATACGAGGCAAGCTCGTCGTCCGTGGGCTCTTCGACCGGCTTCTCCAGCGGCTTGCGCCCCCTGTCCTGCTCCGGCGTATCGTCAACGACCTCGATCTCGAACTCGTCCGTAGGCGCACCTACGGTGCTCTCGATGGTCTCTTCATTGGTTTGCGGCTCTGCCATGTTAGCTCCTTAAGCTGCGCGTGTGATGCCACGCGGATCTTCGACAACTGCGTCGATCTGGTCATCGTTCAAGAGACGGAACTCCTTGCCGTATATCTTGAACCGCGTACCCGAGTAGGTACGCACCAGTACGAAGTCACCCTTCTTGCACCACGGCCCCGACGGGAACTTGGTGGTGTCCTTGTACGCTTCCGGCCCCACTTCGACGACGAACAACACCGTAGTGGCGTGCTCCTCCATCTTCATGAAGCTGTCGGCTTTGACTATGCGCGAGTTCTCGAACGTGTCTGCCACGTCAGGAACCATGCATAGCAGTTTCCAACCCGTTGGCTTGGGCAGCTGCTTGCCCTTGTCCTCGTCGGATGCGCCTTCCGGCGGTGTATCGAACGGCTGGATAGGTTCCGGCACGTCGATGCCGGGTAGGGTGAGTTGTTCAGTCATCATCGGAACGGCGAGCCTTTTCTTGCAGGGACAGCAGGTGGGCCTCCGCGTACGCCAGTCCCTGAATGACGCCGCAAAGGTGTTTGTAATCCTCGAACGACCTGCAAGTGCCTGTTGCAAGGTCGTCCGCGTAGTTGTTCATGTCCGCACGGATGAGCTTCCTAAGCGCTTCTACAAACGAATCGTTCATTTCTTCTGGCCTTTGGAGTCAGACTGTTGTTTGGACTTCGCAATGTCGATGCCCATCTTAACACCCTCTCGCTCTTGTTCTGCAGCAAGCTTGGTGCGGTTGTCCTGAATCTGAGCGCCGAGCTTGGTCGCTTCCAACTGCAGCCGGCCAGATACTTCTTCACGCCGAAGGTCAAGTTCGTCCGCTTTGGCAGCTGCGTCGGCGGCGATCTTCTGCGCTTTGATCTGGAGATCCTGCGCCTTAAGCTGCAACTCCTGCATCTGCAGCTGCAGCACCGGGTCTTGCGCCGCCTGCTGAGCCTGCTGCTGGGCAGCGATGGCCATGCTGTTCTGCAGCACCTGCTGCGCAGCCTGTGCGAGCATCGGCGACAGCGCTTTGTCCACCTCCGGCGGCACGGGCTCCCCCGGCTCCGGCAGGGGCATGCCAAGGCGCTCCTCGATCTTGACGCGGTAGGCGAACCCAAGGTGTTCTGCGATGTGGGCGTGCAGCGCGCCGACGATCACCTGTGCTTGCGGGTTCTGGCCGAGCGTCTGGGCCATCAGCGGGTCGTTGAGCATCGCCATGTGCACCGACAGGTGGGCCTCATGGTCTTGGTGGATGAACGCCTTGGCGGGCTTGCCCTTGAGCACGTTCATGTTCTCGCTGACCGGATCGATAGGCTTCATGTCCTCGGGTAGAGGAACGAGCTTCTCGGCGTTCTTGATGCCCAGCACCTCCAGCATGCCCCGGTGAAGGTGCGGGAGGTCATAGATCTGCGGGGCCATCTGCGACAGCTGAATGGCCGACTGGTACTGCACCACGCGCTGCGCCAGCGTGGAGGCGTTGGGGTCGCTGACCGGGATGACATCGACCATGGCAAAGTCCTGCCTTCGCGCGCGCGGTCGGTCGGTCTCAGGCTCCGGCTCGTAGTCGTAGTCTTCCGAGGCGTAGTCCCGGATGATGTCCTTGATCAGGCCAAGCTCTTGCTTGAGCGAGTTGTGCACCCGCGACTGCACCGCCGTCATGACCTTCAGCTGGCGCTCCAGCAGGGCCAGCATGGTGCCCACCGGGGCCTGCGACGACATGTCCGACACCTTCATGTCGGCCGTTGACGCGAAGCGACGTGCCTCCTCCACGATCTGGTTGAGGAGGTTGAACAGGGTGGCGCTGGGCTCCTTGTACGGCAGGGGCAGGATGTTGTCGCGCAGCACGCCCGAGGCTACGTCGGCGTCGCGGAACTCCCCCGGTGCGATGGGCGAGTCGTCACCCTTGATGCGCAGCCCTCGGCTCTTCAGACCCCCCGGCAGATTGGCCAGCGTGCCGGCATCGACCAGTTGGCGCAGGATCGACGTGGAGCCGCGCGCGAAGTTGCCAATGAGATGGAACAGCCCGAAGCCGTAGGGCCCGTAGCCGGGGATGTAGTTGTACTGAACGAAATGCTGCCGGCGCAGCTTGAGCTTGTCGTTTTGCCGCCAGTTGCGCCGAATCGACAGGCAGATGTCCGACCCACGCAGGATCGTCACCACATACGGCAGCGCGATGCCAGTGGGCTCGCCATCCTCGTCCTTGTCTTCAAATCCGGGGATGTCGAGTTCAACGCACGACTCGTACAACATGAACCGACCGTCGTTCATGTCCCTGAACCCGGTCTCCTCATCCTTGGCCTTCTGAATCTCGCTATACATCCTGTCGGGATCACCCACATCAACCGTGGTGTAGAACCCGCTGTTCTGCAGCTTGACGAGGTCGTTCTTGGTCTTGGGCAGCTGGTGCGTGACGCGGTGCGACGTATAGGCGTCCGAGACGCCGTAGGGCAGGATGATGTCCTCAGCCGGCACGAAGACCGATGTCTGACGTCCAAAGCTGGGATCGTAGTAGACCTTCTTGAAGCCGCACCCCGTCCCCGGCAGGTTCCACAGCAGCTTCTCGTGGTCGGGCCGGAACTCGGGCATCCGCTCGGTCAGCTGGTAGTTCATCTCCGCCGTCACGCGCGCAGCGGCGTCCTTCTTCTCGGGCGTCTCTTTGCCCACAATCTTCGACTTCACCGGCCCGGCGGCAGGGAACGTCTCCGTGATCGTCTCCGACTGAAAGCGCACGACCGCTTCGGTGATGACAGGGTGCGTGATGCCGCATGCGCCCGTCCACGGCTCGGTACGC